ATGGATAATCAAAACATCGACTTGGAAGCTTTTGCAAAGAAGGTAGCTGAAGACACAGCTGCTAAGATTGCTATGAAGCAAGCCGAGCAAAAAGCAGCTGAGCAAGCAGAAGTAGAAAAAGCAGCTGAACAGGCTTCATTTATTGAAGCACAAGAAATCAAAGTTAAGACTGGTATTCAGTCTGGCGTTGAATCACTAATGAGCAACTTCGAAGCTAAGCTGACTGAAAAGGACGCTAAGATGGACGAAGTACTCGCATCATTCAAAACAGAACTAGAAGAGAAGTCTTCTGAAATCGAAGCTATGCGTAACAGCAAGCGTACTTTCGGTGACCGTTCTGAAAAAGGCGACGTTACTAAGTGGGGCAAAGACTTCATGCACGCTTCATTGCTTGGTACTATGACTGGCAAGGGCATGGACACTGATTTTGCTCGTGGCGTTATGGAAAAAGCTGGTATCGACTATGCTAGCAACGCTGGCGACATCGATCAAGAAGTTGCTCGTCAAATCGAAAAAGAAGTTACTCTAAACTTGCGTACAGCTGGTCTGTTCCGTGAGATTCAGGTGAATGGTGCTGCTACTGTAATGCCAATCCAGCCTGACGTAGAGGCCGCTACTTTCCAAACTGGTGCAGCTGCAGCAGGTAACTTGGAAAACCGTGGTGCTTCAGACAACACTTTCAAGCCTTCACAGGTAATCTTGAACGCTTATCGTTTGATTAGCCAGACTTTCATGGACAACAACGTAGATGAGCAAGTTCTTATCAACCTAATGCCTATGCTTGTTGACTCAGTAGCACGTGCTCACGCTCGCGCTGTTGATAACGCTATCATCAACGGTTCAGGTTCTATCACTGGTCTTGACGGCTATGCCGCAGCTAGTGGTTCAAGCATCGACCTCGATGGCGGTTCAATCGCCGCAGGTAACTCAGCTACATTGACTGCAGCTGGCCTCCTTACTGCTCGTAAAGCTATGGGTAAGTATGGTGTTAACCCTGCTGATGTTGCATACATCGTGTCACAAGCTCGTTACTTCGAACTTATCGAAGATGCAGGCTTCCAGGACGTTACTGATGTAGGTTCTGATCTGGCAACTAAGATCACTGGTCAAATCGGATCTGTATTCGGTTCACCTGTAATCGTATCTGACAGCTTCGCTACTGAAGGTGCTGGTGTACCTGTAGCCTTCGCTGTTAACTCACGTAACTATGTTATCCCACGTCTACGTGGCGTAACTGTTGAGACTGACTATGAAGTTGGTAATCAGCGCAACGTAGTAGTTGCTTCACAAGCCCTAGGCTTTGAAGAGCTAGTAGCCGGTGCGACTGGTAACGAACCTGTAGTTAAGATTGACTGCGTAGCTTAATTTAAAAGCAAAACGAGAGGGGAGTTCGCTCCCCTTAAGTTTTTAGTAATGGACTTATGGCAAATTTAATCACATTAGATGAATATAAAACCTCTGAAAACATTCAGAGCACAAAGGAAGATGCTCGCATCAATTCTTTAATTACTGCCGTAAGTCAATTAGTAAAAACTTACTGCGGAACAACGATTGTAGATCACTACTCTAGCGACAAAGCAGAAGAGTTTAGTATAAACTGGTCTACAAACTTCGTTCAACTTACAGAGAGTCCTTTTGTAAGTATTACTTCCGTACAAGAAAGAGAAGACTTCAGTAAAGCATATGCTACTGTACCTTCCACAGAATACTATGTAGATGGTGGAACTGATAGTGTATATCGAGTTACCACAGACGGTACTAGAAAAAACTGGCCTACAGGCCCTGGTGCTGTAAAGATTACCTATAAAGCAGGATACGCAGAGTGTCCTAAAGATTTACAACTTGCTGTTATTGATTTGATTACTTACTATGTAAAAGACGAGCATAAAGCGCGTCAGACACTTCAAGGCGCTAGCATTCAAAACAACTCTTCTTCAAGTCAGAGAAACAATGTAGCGTTTCCTGATCATATTAAAAGAGTCTTGGATCTGTATAAGAACTTTTAATGAGTAGACAGGCTTTTGACAGAAAATTCACAAAGCCTCTGCTTAGAAAATTGGATGCAGAAGCCCGTAAAGCTGTAACTCGTCAAAGAGGACAGCTTTTAATTTTAACAGATACAAAAGAATTACAGCAGGTAATAGAAGCTTCCACAGGACATAAACCGAAAGCTGCTCACTTAGCACAAGCTTTAAAAGAAGCGCAGAAACACGCTAAAAAGCTACAAAGTAATTTTAAGACAAGAAATAAGAGAAGGTACAATGCAATAGTTGCTAAGTTACCAGAGATAAGATTACCTTATACTCTAAATACTGATATGTTCATAGTAAGTAGTTTTTCTAGATCCATTACTACTATTAAGAATACTATGTTAAAAACTTTAGTAGCAAGCGGAGCCATCTCAGATGCAGACTCAAAAACAGTATCTAAGAATCTTCACAAAGGTCACGGAGCAAGAGGTAATGCAGTTTCTCAGGTTCAGATAGCTTCCTCTGTTTCGGGATTAGACCCTGCAACTAAGAAGCTCCTTCTGTATAACTTAGAAGGGCAATTTAGATCAGGCAACATAGATAGCATATCTCATAGAGAGATAAAAAGACTTATTACTGATGGGGAACAGATAGTAACAAAGAAAGGTAAGCTTACAGCAAATTATGTTTCTGTTATTGCATTTCAATCAGGCACCGACAATATAAAAGACTCTGTAGAAGAGAAAGCAGTAAAAGCAGTATTTAGAAAATTTATAGGAGAACTCACTCCTGACCTTTTAGATATGAAAGGGTCTTCCACCTTAAAAGAGAAAACAGCGGCAGTACTTGTTGATAATTTTAAAGGTAAGAAAGGTATCAAAGTTAAAAGCAAGCCAGTAAAGCTTAAAACTAAAACTAAGAGTAAAGGCAAAGGTGCAAAAGTATCTGCCTCAGTAGCTTTAAGTTCAAAAAGACTAAAAAGTAAAAAGAAGAAGTCAAAAGCAAAAAGCTCGGCAGCTTCTCAACCTTTGGCAATGGTAGCAATGCTAAATAAGAAACTACCAGATACAGTTAGAAAAAATATGTCAACCCCTAGACTTGTTAATAGGACAGGAAGATTCGCAGATAGTGTAAAAGTAGTAGATGTGATGCCCACGCCCCAAGGGTTTCCTAGTTTTGGATATACATACCAAAAGAACCCTTATCAAGTATTTGAAGAAGGAGAAGGCACACCCCCTTGGGCAGACGGAAACAGAGATCCAAGAGATCTGATTGACAAATCTATAAGAGAGATTGCGGCAGAGTTTGCAATCGGAAGATTTTACACTAGGAGAGTATAATGGGAACAAGAGAATATACAACACGAAGACTTGGTATTATTGCTGCTCTTGTTGAGAGGTTAAAAGATATCGACGGGTCTGGTTCCTTTCTATCAGATGTGAATGAGAACGTTTCTCCTCGTTTAAAATTCTGGGATGAAGTAGAAGAATTTCCAGCAATACACTTAAATGCTGGATCAGAATCAAGAGAGTATCAAGGGGGCGGTTATAAAGATAGATTTCTTTCGGTAACTCTTCGTTGTTATGTACAGGCAGAAGATGCAGTAGAAGCACTAGATGAACTACTAGAAGATGTAGAAACTGTATTAGAAGATAACTCTCGTTTAACGTATATTGATCGCACAGGTGCGGTTCAGTATACACAACAAATCACAATAATCAGTATAGATACTGACGAAGGTGTACTAGAACCTCTAGGAGTAGGAGAAATACTTATAGAAGTTCGTTACTAGAAAATGCAGGCACGAGCAAACGTTCACGTCCTAGCCTTTTCAAGATAATCATAGGAGATTAACTATGGCAAATTCTTTACATTTAAGTCGCGAGGTAAAGGTCTATGTAAAATTTGGAACCAAATATTGGGAAATTCCAGTTTTAGATGGCTTCAGCTTCTCGCAAGCTACAAACACAGCAGAGGTAACCCTCAAAGAAATGGCAGGTGCTTCCAATGCTAATAGGCGAGCACGTAAGTTATTTACAGACTCGTTGGCTCCGGCAGAGTGGAGCTTCTCTACTTATGCGCGTCCGTTTACTCGTGACGTATCAAGTGCAGACGAGCATCACGCAGTAGAAGAAGTTCTTTGGGCAATGATGGCAGGTGCAGAGCACGCTGAGTACGATGCTACTTCAGACAAGTGGACTGATGTTATCAATAATGCAGCTACTAAGGCAACTATTGACTTTGAAAGCTCTAACCTTTTGACCTTCCCAACAGCTACTATTTACTTTAAGTTCCCAGCAAATGGCGGCAGTGATCTTTGGTACGAATTAGAAGATGCTACAATTAATGAGTGTCAGGCTGATTTTGATATTGACGGGATTGCTACTTTGAACTGGTCAGGAATGGCTAAGCAAATCAAAGAGCCTTCTAGCGCACCTACTGTTAGTACTTTGGAAGTAACTGCTGGAGAGCTTACTAACACTGCTAACTTTATTCGTAACCGTTTAAGTACTCTTGCTCTTACTACTTCAGCAGCAGGTAACCTACTTGCTACTTATAACTTAGTATTAACAGGCGGTAGTGTTACTATTACGAACAACGTTGAGTATGTAACTCCTTCTAGCTTAGGTATTGTAAATATTCCTCTAGGCCACGTAATGGGTACTCGTTCTGTTTCAGGTAGCGTAACTTGTTATCTAGACCATAATGCCGCAGCTTCTGCTGATCTTATGGAAGACTTACGTCTTGAAAGCGATAAAGAAACTAACTCGTTCTCTCTCAAGCTACAAGTAGGCGGAGCAGATGCTGCACCTGGTATTGAGTTCGAGTGTCCTAAAGCGCACTTGGAAATTCCAAGCCACACAGTTGAAGATGTTATTGGTATGGAGTTAAACTTCCACGCACTGCCAACAAGTATCTCTACTGCGGATGAAGTGAAAGTTCACTATAAGGGCATTACTTCTCAGTAATAGAGGCATCAAAAAAATAATTCTTGACATAGGAGGTCATTTCGACTATACTATGAAATAGAAAATCGAAGCAGGGGTGATTTTTCACCCCTGTTTTATTTAGACAACTTTACAATAAAGGATATAAAATGAACGAAACCCAACCAATTTCACTAGCGAGTCTTATGACCCCTAGTAAAACCGTAGCAATTGACTTCCCCGGCTTTAAAGGTATGTCAGTAGAATTGTGTTATTTAGCACGAGAAGAACTAGTAAAACTACGAAAGAAGTGTATAACTAACAAGTTCAATAAAAAGACTCATCAACCTGAAGAAATTCTAGATGAGGATAAATTCTTAGTAGAGTATTGCAAGGCAGTAATCAAAGGATGGTCAGGCCTGAAGTATCGTTACCTAGAAGAGCTTCTATTGGTAGATGTCTCGGCACTTGACGCAGATGATGTATTGCCTCACACACAAGAAAATTCCGAATTACTTATGAAGAACTCTGGCGTATTTGATACATGGGTTACAGAGACTGTGAGTGAACTGGAAAATTTTACTGGAAACAAGTAAGCCAGATACGGGGTTTACTTGAAAGATTCGTAAAAGAAGACGATCAATCCATTGACATAGATAAATACTTATCTATATGTGAGCAACTTGGACAAGAGCCAGACCCCAATAAGATGCCGCTCGAGATCTCAGACTTTCCCTCTGAGGTCCAAGTGGCATTTTTTATATTCAGCTACCTTGAAGATAGATTCGAAGGAATGTCGGGACAGTACATGGGCAAATCCTGGAATAATTTACAGTACTTATTTGAGTTGTTCGATGTAGAAGATAAAGCAGAAGTTTTATACATAATGAAAATGTATGAAGGAATAATAGTCAAGCACTACTCAGATAAAGCAGAAAGAAAAAGAAAGGCAGAGGAAAGAAAGTCTGCGAGCGGTGGAAAACAGTACACCCATAATGTGAAAGGCTAATGGCAGATACAATAACAGTAAAGTTTAAAGTCATGGAAGACGGTAGCTTAAAAGCTATTGGGAAAGATGCAACTAAAGCCGCAGCCGCACTCGATCAAACTTCAAAAAGTGCCAGAACTGCAGACCGTAATCTCAAAGGTGCTGCTCAGGCTTCTGCAAACGGTACAAAAAACTTTTCAAAAATGGCTCAAGGTATGGGTGGCTTAGTAGGCGCTTATGCAACTTTTGCAGCCAGTGTATTCGCTTTATCTGCCGCATTTAACTTTCTAAAGAATGCCGCAGACGTAGCCCTTCTCGAACAAAGTCAGGTTCAATTCGCTCAAAATAGTGGTATCGCTATGGAGAGTCTCACCAATAAACTAAGAGCAGCTTCCAAAGGAATGCTAGACTTTCAATCTGCCGCAGCAGCTTCCGCAATGGGACTGGCTAAAGGTTTTTCCTCTGAGCAGATGGATGAAATGGCAGAAGGAGCTCTTAAAGTTTCCAATGTTCTAGGACGAAACTTTACAGATTCTTTTGATCGACTAACAAGAGGTGTGTCAAAAGCAGAGCCTGAACTTCTTGATGAATTGGGTATTACTCTCAAACTAGAAACCGCAAAAAGAAAATATGCAGAATCTTTAGGTATTTCAGCAGACGCTCTTTCGTCTGCGGATGCTTCACAAGCAGTATACTTAGAGACTATGGAACAACTAAATAAGGTTGTGGGAGACGCGGAAGGTCAAGCAAATCCCTTTATGCAGCTAGCCGCTACCTTCAATGATTTAGCCAAAACGCTTTCAGGTTTTATACTTCCTCCTTTCGAAGCTTTAGCAGG